TAAATTTGAAGATATAGCATACAATCCAACATCAGCAGTATCGTAAGAAAATGATATCGATTGCCCAATATCAAGTCGTATAAGTGATTTATTGCCTGATGCATAAACATCATCTTTACCTATATATATTGGAGCTGTATTACCTGCCATACTTTGCAATACAATAGTTCCTTTACCATTTGAAAATGGTATTGAAACTCTTGCAGTTCCAACAGTTAATCCGTCTGCCGTTGTAATATTTTTTGGAATGACAATAGAGTTTTTTATCTCAATAAGAGTTTCCTCTCTAGCTGGATTTATTTTGTCCCCTAATATATTTCTTATTTGGACTTCTGTAGTATTTAACATTATTTTATAATTATATTTGATCTAATGTATATCCCATTCTTTTTGCTTTTTCTTCAAGGGATATAGTCTTTACGTTTACTATTCTTTCTCTTTCATCTATTGACGCTATCTGTTTTTTCTTGTCAGATAATATAATTTCTAATTGTTCTTCTTCTTTTTTAAGGACTGATATAATATTTCTTAACTCAGATATGATTTTATTTGATTCGCTTGTAGCAATTACGTTCTCTTCTCTTGTTTTTTGTAAGACGTCTATCTCTTTTATTAAATTTTCCTTGTCATTTTTTAGATTAAAGATAGACTTCTTTAGTTTTTCAACATCTAGGTTATAATCTTCTATAACCTTAACAAGAAAATCTTTCTCTTCTGTTAATTTATTTATAGAAATATTAAGAGGTTTTAGCTTTTCTTCTAAATCAGATAATTCTTTTGTCTTGTCTGATATTAAACTTGACAAATTATTTATTTCGTTGTTATTACTGTCTATTATTTTTTGAGTTTCTATGACATCTATATCAAGTAAACGCTTTTTTTCTTCTATATCGGCCTTATAAAGCTCTATATCTTGATTATTTTTATTTATTATGTCAAGTTTTTTACTATTTAGAGACTTTAATTCTTTTTCATATCTTTTTATTTCTTGTTCCAAAGAAAAGATGGACTCTTTTATAGAATCCTCTTTCTTCTTAGTCTCAATAATTTCATTTTTTGAGACTTTAATTCTTGACAATAACTCATTTAAAATGTTCGTCTGTTTCTCTATCTCTATTTTTATAGAGTTTACTCTATCTTCTTTAGGCAATTTGTCTTTTTTATCTGTATTTGTGTCTTGATAATAAGACCTTTTAAATCTAGACATGACTTTTATAAGTTAATATTATTTTGTTGATCTTGAAAATCCAGTAATATCAATTGATGTTTCTACTCCACCTGTTAATTCGTATATTTCTACACATACGAATGATAATCCATTCATATCAAGCTCAGCTATCTTTACATCTGAGTTTGTATTAGCAAGCCCGGTAGATCCGACAACTCCTGCCTGAGTGTCTATAGGTGTTAAGTGAACATAATTCCATACATTTGAATCGCTTTTTGCTGCTTGAAAATTTACATCATCAATATCTTTAACAATTGCTCCTAATACTCTAGCCTTTGATGATCCTGTTCCAGTGGATGAGAAAGCTATAACTATATCTTCGTAGTCTTTACATGGGAATACTTCTGAATATCCTCCGATACCCGCTGTTGCTACTCCTACTCCAGTAGCACCATTTAGATAACTTGCTCCTGAAATGTCTGTTCCAACTGTTCCTGTAGATGTAGACAATACTGATACCTGTGAGCTTGTTCCACTTATTCCTGATGTAATTGTTATCTTATTAGTTGCTGAATCAAATGAGACAACTTCGCTCCCGCTTGTAATAGCTCTTATTGCTGCCTGAATAGTTGCGGCAACATCTTCCATTGTTGCATCTCCCGTAAAGTTAATGGCATCAATGTTTCTAGCTGTTCCATCAATTGTTAATCTAAAACTACCATTTGTTATTGCAGCCCACGTTGCCGGAGTTGTAGTTCCTAAAGCCCCAGTCAATAATGTTGCAAATGTTCCTATGTTTTTATTCAATATTCTTTTATGATTTGTATCTCTCATAGTTTTTGTTTTTTAATTTATAAGTTTATTTGATTAAACACTATAAAGAGGACGACGAGTCGTCCCCTCAAAGTATTTAATCAAGATCAATGATTAAAAATTTAATTGTGTAAGCTGCGTTTAATGCTTGTGATGCGTGAACATTTCTTACTTTAAACACTGCTTTACCTGCAGAGCAAGTTATCTCTTCTAATACTGGAGCACCGTTTGCACCTGCGGTTTCAACGTTTGCCAATATAATAGAATTAGCCTTTACAAATTGATTTGTCATTGTAATGGCCTGACTAGTTGCTGCTGCTAAGTTTGTTGTAGAAGATCTTATTACTCCTGATACTGAATTTAATGTAATAGCCTGAGATGTATCTGTCCCAGTTGCTCTATCATTAAATCCAAGTTTACATCCTTTACCACTTATTTTTACACTCCTATTAAATATTTTCATATTTTTGTCCTTTCTATTAGGAGGGCGGGGGCATTATACCCCCACCACTTACCTATTAAGTTATGTTTAAGCTAATGTGCTTAAATCAATGTTGATGTCGATAAGAGCATCTTTTTGGTTGTTAAATGTTTTCTTTCCATATAACATCCAAGGCAATACATTAAGACCCAATTTAAGTTGTGGTTTTCTGAACTCAACTTGTGGGAATCTTTGCATTACTAAATCAATTGCTCCCAATTCTCCGGCTAAAGCATGCATTATTGTTGATGACCATGGATCAGCAGTATCTGAAGTTGCAAGAGCCATTTCTCCAGCTCCTTTAAATACAATAGAAAGATATGTTGTTCCATCTGTTGCCGTCATTCCACCATTAAATGCTGCTTTTGTAGCTGCACTTTGTGCTGACCAATTTGCACCTGCTGCTACTCCATTTAGATAATCTACTAGATTATCAATAGTATTAGCTGTGGCTGCACCAATTTTAACCTCATCTTCTGCACCTGATAAAGTCGTTTTAAATGTAATTGTTCTTCCATTGATACCAATTGTTTGTGCATCTGATGGATTATTTGCAGGAGTCCATACTGCTTGAGATGTTAGGTTTGTAGATAAGAAAATCTTAAATCCAAATCTTTTTCCAACGAATCCATTATTTCCAACTTCATCACCGAATTGAGTGTCTTTGTTAGATAGATATAGTTGTAATGTTTCAAGCATTGTAGGAGAAATAACTATAAATCTCTTTCCAAGTTTAACATTTTTGTTTGTTAAAATTGTGTTAGCCTTTGAGAATATCTTATTGATGTTATCTGTTCTAACTGAGATAGGAGTTGTTGCTCCGACTTCTCCAATTGTAGCTGCATACATGTCTGTAGTAGCGTTTGCATACTCAGCTAAAATATCTGCATCTACGATCTGGTTTAGAGCTTGCATTGCATCATCTCTAAAGTCCATTTCTGTATCAAAAGAGTTCTGAATTTCATCTACTGAATCTACATAAAAAGGAGCTACTTTAGCTGTATTAACAACTAATGTCTCATCTGTAGCAGAAACATCTTGTAATGAAACATCTGTTCCTTTTGTGTAGGTTTGACCTGATATAGGCGATCTATATGGTCTATGTGCTGTGTCTCCATCTTTCAATGAATCTCTCAATTCATTGTTTGTGATGGCCATTGCAACTAGCTCTTTATAACGAACTATTTGCATTTTTTTAGCCCATATCGCTTTATTTAGGGCTGTTAATGAATTAGCCATTTTGTTTTTGTGTTAATTGTTAATCTTTTAGATTAACCCTTTCTTTTTCTTTTTCTTGTCTTCAAAATACTTATCAGCCTCTTCAATTCCCATGTTAAGAATTTGCTCGTCTGTTGGATCTTCGCCATATCTTCCTTTGTCTTTATCAGACTTGTTGTGTGAATAGCCATCCGCTCCAGACTTCGCTCTATTCTTTTCTTCACTTTTAACTACATTGAAAATGTATGATAGTGGTTTTTTGACATAGTCTTCCGAAAAAGCAAGAGTTTTAATTCTTTCTTTGTGTTTTTTCGCAAATGATATATCTTCTTTTTCTGTAAAAGTCTCAACTAAATTCTTTTGAAAATCTTTCTCAAAAAATTCAGCTTGCTTTTGCATTGTTATAGAATTGTCAATTTGCTGTATCTTCTTGCCATATTTAGCGTCCATTATATCTAAAGCAACTTTAACACCGCTTTTTAATATCTTATCTGCAAAGGCCTTAGCATTCTTTGGATCAACACCAAATTCGCCTGCTAAGTCTTTTAATTCCTCTTCGTCCATTTCTGGAATAGAGTCCATGAGCTTTTGCTCTTCTTTCTCAGATAATTTATCAGTGAGTCTCTTGACTTCGTCTTGAGCCTCTCTTAGCTTTTTCTCGGTCTTAAGATGCTTTTTTAAACGAACATATTTTGGCTTTCGCTCGTCTTCCTCAAAGTCATCATCCGGATCATCTTCAGACTTGTCCTCATCTTCTGAGTCTTCGTCTTCGTCTTCTTCTTCAGATTCCTTTTTAGAATCGTCGCCCCCCTTATCGTCCTCCAAGTCTTTATCTTCGGCGTTATCTTCGCCTTTGTATTCTCCTTGTTGGCCGATTTCATCTCCTAAATCATCCTCAATGATTTGGTTTTTGTTTGTATCTTCCATACGTAATATGGTTAATTATTATAAAAAGCCCTAATATAGAGCTAATTTTATTTAGTTTTACCTATTTGCTTTGCCTTTGATATTTCTTCTTTTCTCATGTTTTCATAATCTCTTTGCTTTTTATCTAATAGTCCGCCTTGAAATGCGTCTCTTCTTCTAGATGGAGTCATCTCTTCTCCATATTTATCAGAATATCTTTTTAGAGCTTTAGAAATTCCTAGTTGCTCTTGCATTCTAGATGTTTGTTTGTTTTGTTTTGCAGTATCTATTTTCATTTTTCCTGTATCAACTGCATCTTTTATGTATCTTATTAGTTTTCCCATAATTTTGTTATATAAAAAGGCCTCCTTAAAAATAAGGAGACCTTTATTATTCTCAATGGACGGCTCACATTGAAAACAAAGCTCTATATCTTCAAGGAAGCCGTCTTATATATTGTTAACAAACTAGTAATAAAACCTTTCACAATATAATTATATCACAGATAAATAATTAAAGCAAATATTCTATTACGAATACTATTTAATTTCCCATCTGTCTAGTCCTGTTGCTTGTCTTGATTTCTCTACAAGCTCTTCTGCCTCTTCTCTTGTATCAAATTCTTGAACAAGATCGCCACCAATTGTCTGGCCTATTTCGTCCATAGATAGTTTTGTGTAAACACCAAACTTACCATTTGACTTTTCTTCTTTTTTATCTTCTTTTGGCTCTTCTTTTTGAGCATCTTCCGGAACTTCCGGAGTTTCTTTTTCTACAGATTCTTCTGTAGATTTTAATTCTTTTTCTTCTTTAAGTCCTGTTTCTTTTGATGTATCAACAGGCTTAGTTGCTGTTCTTCTTGGCATAATTTTTTTATTATGTTAATTAGTTAATACTATCTTCGTTTTCTATCGCTTTTTCTTCTTCTGATTCTGGATTATAATCTTCTCCCAATAATGTAATAAGAGTTGTTTCTATTGTTTGAATCTTAGTCTCAGACACCATTATATTATCAACTATACTTACTAAGGCGTTAGCTTTAGCAATATACTTGATCTTATCTTCTTCTGATACATCATCACTCAATATGAGTAAAAATAATTGGACTAGTTGTTCTCTAAAGTTCTTTATTATAAACTTACCTGCTGATGAATCTGATATCTCCTTATTATTTACCAGTTCTTGAATGTATCTTTGTAAACTCTCAATTGTTGACTTGGTTGTTGAGTCCTGCGTTTTCTGGTATTTGCTCAACACTTTCTCCATTAGGTAATGTATTTTCATTTTGATTTATATTAGGTTGATTAGTTATCTGTAGCATTTTAGCTTGGAATGCGAAGTTCTTTATGGATATAGGTATTTCAAGCTTTATATGCTCATATAAGGCATCTAATTGCTCATCTGATAGATATTCCCTATTCTCATCAATAAACTTCAAGTGGTGGTTTAAATGGATGTTATTAGCACTTTTATTTGGAGTAGCACCCTTTCCGGATATAATATTTTGATTATCTTGACTTGCGGATATTATTGAGTCTGCATGGCTATTTCCTGATACATCCATAATCTTTTCTATCTGTTCTTTGCTTGCACCTGCTGTCTCTAGAATAATCTTATATGTTTCTTTCTTGTTCACAAAATCAAAGTTAATTCCCTCTGCTATAACTTTAGATATAGACTGATTTAACATTTCCTTTGCTTTTGCCTCTACACTTCCTGACTTAATTATAACACCTAATTTACTAAATTCGTTTACATCTTTTCTCTTCAATTCTACAGAAGATATTGCATCCTCTCCAAATATTGTAATAGCTGTCTTGTTTGTATAGTTAGATACTAAATTGTTAAGCCATAGCTTACCCAACTTCTCATAATATCTCTTATAAGATTTATTTAATAATCCCATTCTATCAGCTACGCTAGCGACATCTCCCTCGTATATTCCTACCTTTTTATCTTTATCACTCATTCCTTGAGCCTCTGGAGTTATTCCTGATTCCTTTGCGTTTATATTTCCTAAAACATTAAATAAAGATTCTGTATTGCTAAATAGATTATATCTAAATTGGAATATAGCATTATCCGCTCTCTTGCCTTTCAAGTCCATAGGAACAAGTCCACGAGGACGTGGAGTGATAAGTGCCGGATTCTTAATGACTGATGTATCATATCCTATCATTCCATAATTCTGATAGTTTCTATTATCTATTTCCTGATTTATCAATACGCTCTGAGACTTAATGATATCTCTTAGTCTATCTGCAGGAGATGGAGAATAAAACTCAAAAGGATCTGGATATATTGCCCATGTAGCAAAAGGCCAATAAGGTTTTCCAGTATATGGATTTATTATCGGGAACATGTCTACAAGCTTTTCAACTCTTACAGGAATCTTATCTTTATGACTAAATAATACATAATATCTGTTTCCCTTATACGTTGTGCATAGTAAAGTAAACTCTGTTGTTTTCTCTGACTTTAAATATTGAGATGAATCAACTCCTAGACTCTCTCTACGATTTAATTTCTCTTGATTCTCTCCGGAGTTCTCTACTATTGTGTCTCTAGATATCCCCTCAAATATCTTTTTTACATTTTCTTCAATGTATATTTTTTTATTATCAAAAGAATATTCACTTCTAACTATATTATCAATTCCGATATAATCTGCTTTCTCTTCATCAACCCCACCTGCTGATGGATCTATCAATGAGTCATATATATCAACAAGCTCATAATGATGTAAATATACTCCACCTACTTTAGTCGCATAAATATATGACATTGATCTGCCATATATAGAGTTCATCTTTTTAGTTAAGATATCTTTAAATGCCCAGTCTCCCCTATCTGGGCTAGAATCAAACTCCCATGCTTTCTCAGCTTTCTTAGCATTGTTTATGTCTGCTGTTTCTTGTGGAGAAAAAGACAACATAGGAATATCATCTGTTTTAGATAAAAGAGTATCTATAAATCCGGGCATTATCGGCAATAGATAATTACTCATGTTTGGCAATACGGGCTGTTTTCTCAAATAATATAAGTCTTCGTTTTCTTGCCAGTCTTTAACTCTGGTTTGTTTTACCTTGATAGCGTGGTCTCTTTCATTACAACATTGATCAATAAGTTCTAGTAATTCTCCCTCATCAAGGTTTATTTTTTTTAATAATTCTGTTTGTTTCATAACGGCTTTTTGTTTTAATTATTGCATCATACCGGGATATAATGGCTCTTCCCGATATGTTTCTGTGCCGTCTTCATTTCCTAAATCTATTTTTAAATCACTTCTTTCTTCCCCAATTCTTTTTGGAAGAGAGTGTAATATTTGCTGTTCTT